AAAAAATGGCATATTTGGGCATAAAGGGAAAATGGGAAAGATGGGGATGTGTCTGCGGATACATCCACAAAATAAAAATCTTTCAAAGAGACTACAGAGGTTAGGAAAAAGGTATAGGGGTTCATCCCCTATACTCAAAAAAATATATTGAACATTTTTAATAAACTGATTATATCATAAAATAAAAAAGGAGGTTTATATTATGGATATCAGTCAAGATGAATATAAAAATATGCTTAAGGAATTGAAAGCATACAAGGAAGGTTTTAATGATTTAAAAGAATCTCTTAGGTTTTATATAGAAAAGCAAAAAAAAGTTATTAAAACTACAGATAATAAAGATTTAAAAATATCGTGTAGAGGTCAACTTCATGCATATCAATGGATATTAAACAGTATAGGACATCATTCTTTTATACTGCATGAAAGACATGCAACCAATATAACTAATCATTTATACAGAAGTTTAGAGTTTTATGATGATAAAGAGTGAGGGAAATTTTCCCTCACTCTTTCTTTTATAGGAGGTATTACATATTCATGTATATTAAAATTATATAATAGAAAGATGCTTACAGCATCTTTTTTTTTGTTTTTGATATAATCAGTCTAGGAGGTGTGTTTTATGTTGACTAGAAAAAAAGAATTATTTTGTAAAATATATTTAGCAAATGGTTTTAATGGATCTGATGCAGCTCGTAAAGCTGGATATAAGAGCGTGAATGAAAATTATTATTCTAAAAAAGCGTCTAGGTTATTAAAAGAGGAAGAAGTAAAAGCATACATTGAAATGCATAAAGAAAAAGTCAATAATGAATTAGATCAAAAAATTATAGTTACTCAAAAAGAATTATTAGAATATCTGTCTCGTTGTGTGAATGGGACAGAGACAGAGGAAATTATTGTAACGACAAAGGAATGGTATGATAGAGTAGAATTAAAAATAAAACAGGCAGATAGATTGAAAGCGGCCCAAATGATATTTAAATATTATAGTCTAGATGATGCAAGCAAAAAGCAAAACCAAGAGGAAGACAAAGTTATAATTAATAATGACATACAGCCTATGCCAGAGGAAGAAGAAATAAAACCAATAAATGAAGAATTAGAGGAAGTTGAAAATGAGAAATGTTAATTTATCTAATTTGATAGGAAAAAGTTATAATAATGTATTTATAGATATAGAAAAGGGTTTACATAGACATTATGTTTTTAAAGGTGGTAGGGGGTCATTAAAAAGTAGCTTTGTCTTTATATATGTTATTTGGGCAATGACAAGAGATGCTTTAAATGGAAAGACTACACATTGTGTTGCATTAAGAAAAGTAAAAGATACATGTTATGATAGTTTATATCAAAATTTCGAATGGGCAATTGAATTATTGGGTGTTGGCGATTTATGGCATGGTACAGTATCACCAATGAAATTAAAATTTCGTGACTCTACGATATTATTTAGGGGATCTAACAACAAACAAGATTATAAAAAAATAAAATCAATAAAATTTAAAAAAGGATTTTGCAAACATGTTATTTATGAGGAATGTGTTGAGTTTTTTGGTATGAATGAAATAGGAGATATAAACAGATCTTTATTTCGTGGCGGATCTGGTGGAATTGCTTATTATATGTATAACCCTCCAAATTCAAAAAAGGCATGGACCAATATAGAATTTGACGAAAAACTTGATATACCTAATAGATATTATCATCATTCAACATACTTAACCGCTCCTAAAGAATGGTTAGGTGACGATTTTATTGAGGAAGCTGATATTATGAAAAAAATTAATCCAAGATTATATAATCATGTTTATTTAGGTTTAGTATTTGGGGAAGGTTTAGAAATATATGAAAATTTAGAAATAAGAACAATTACAGATAATGAAATTGAAGAGTTTTTTGATATAAAAAGAGGACTTGATTTTGGATTTACAAAAGATGCCTCGTGTTATGGAGATTTATTTTATAATGATAAAAAACAATGGGTTTATATTTTTGATGAAGTATACGGTCATAGGCTTTCAAATAAATCTTTATATGATAAAATTTATCCTAAGAGTGGTTTTGGTTTGATTAGGGCCGATAGTGCCGAACCGAGAACAATAAACGAACTTAGGACACTTGGGTTAAATATTATCGGGGCAAAAAAAGGAAAAGATTCAAAAAACCATGGCATAAAATTTTTATCTGATAGGGCAAAAATAATTATTGATCGTAAAAGATGCCCTTTTATATGTTCTGATTTTGAGTTATATGAATATGAAAAGGACAAAGAAGATAATATAATATATGAATATCCAAAAGAGCCTCATGGATCCGCTATGAGTCGGTACGCACTTGATGAAATAATAAGAAGGTCAAAAATTAGATTTGGAGGGGAAAAATGATTACTTTAAATGAAATAAAAGAAATTATTAAAAATGATAAGGAGGAAAAAAAAGATAAATATTGGGCGAGAAAATATTATAATAGAAATCCAAATAAGGAATTTCCATCTATGGAAATGAGTTACGAAAAAGATATAGTTGATAAAAACGGTAGAATAAAGACAATAACTAAAGATAAAAAAACTTTTATGTACACTAATTATGCTAAATTATTAATCAATCAAAAGGTTGACTATTGTTTGGCTAAAGAACCAACATTAAGTAATGTTTTTGCTGATTATGAAAATGTAGAAATAGCTGACATGCTAGAGGATATGACATTAGAGGCAAGTTTAAATATTACGGCATGGCTTTTCTTGTATGTAGATGAAAGTATTTTAAAATGGATTCTTATTCCCGATTGGCAAATTAAACCTATCTTTGATAAATACAATAAGAAAATTGAAAAAATAATAAGATATTATGAAACTAAAGAAAATAAAGAAGATAATCAAAAAATAATGAATGTTGAAATTTGGGATATTACAGGTGTAAGAACTATAAAATATAAACAACAAAGTGGACTTGATGTTATTATGTCAGATGAAAAAGAAAGTCATTACAAAGACAGTATTTATTATAATGGAGAATTAGAGAATGAGGAATCAAAGAATTTGCCTTTTATTCCATTTATACCTTTATACAATAATAAAAACATGGAAAATGATTTAAATATGATTAAGGATCAATTAGATTTTTATAATATAATTAAATCTGGTTTTGTAGATAATATTTTTAAATTCCAAGAGGCGTTAATGAAATTACGTGGTTTTGCTGGTGATGATGAATTTTTAGAAACTACAAGGAGACAAATGCAAAAATATAAAATGATTTCTTTAAGTGATCCTGAAAGTGATGCAGATTACTTGAAAATAGATATCCCAGTTGAAGCAAGGGAAGTAATATTAAATTCATTAAAAGAAGATATCTTTAAAAATGGTCAGGGTTTGGATCCTGATAAAATAGGTGATGGAAATATAACTAATATAGTCATTAAAAATAGATATCAAGCTTTAAACATGAAAAGTGAAAAATGCATTAAGCAAATAAAATTATTTTATGGTAAGTTTATTGATTGCTTAAATAAATATTATGGAACCGATTACAACAAAGACATTGAATTTAATAAATCAGTAAATTTTAATGAAACTGAAATTATTGACAATTGTGTAAAATCAGTGGATATAATTCCAATGGACTTAATACTTGGAAATCATCCATGGGTAAAAGATGTTAAGGAAGCTAAGAAACTAAAAGAAGAAGAAGACAACGCAAATATAGACAAGTTTAATCAAAGTCTAATTAATCAAAATAACGACAATAATTTATAAAAATTAGTATATTTTTGTATTAATATGCTATAATAGGGTTAATGAGACAGTTTACATAATTTATAATGTTATAAATTATGTATGACGTGACTAAACACGTAAAAATGTAAAACATGGCTATACATGTAAAATATGGAGGTTTAAAATGAGTGAGGCAATTAAGAAATTATTAGGTGATGAATTATATAATCAAGTTTTAGAAAAAAGTGGATTAAAATCAAGTGAATTTGATTTATTAAAAAATTATATTCCTAAGTCAAGATTTAATGAGGTCAATGAAATAAAAAAACAATTAGAGGGAAAAGTAACAGACTTTGAAACTCAATTAAATAATACAAAAAAAATGCTATCTGATAATGAAGATTATAAGAATAAATATTCTGAATTAGAAACTAAATTCAATGATACTATTGCACACAAGGACAAAGAAATAACTAATATTAGTAAAATGGCTATAGTTGAAAGTGAATTGATGAAAGCGGGTGCAAAACATACAAACTTGCTAAAAAAAGAAATAGACTTAGAATCTTTAAAGCTTGATGGTGATTCATTGATAGGTATAACAGATACTATCAACAAATTAAAAACTGATTACAATGATTTGTTTAAAACTACTAAACAAACAAATAATTTAAATCCTAATAGTGGCCCAAATGATGATCCAGGTCAAAATAATGAAGAATTAGGAAATATCGATTGGGGCGATAAATTTAAAGAATTTATTTAAAAAAGTGAGGTTTTTTAAATGGCTAATACGGTCAATTATGC